TGCTCTGGTGAAATACATACAACACAGTCCTTACGGAACTCTGCAATGTTATCGATAATGTGATTGGCAGTTGGAGCAGTAGCAGATCCAGCCATAATGATAGAAATATCAACTTCTTCAGAAGACTTAAACTTATCATAAGCTGTTTGATATTGTCCAGCTGTACCAGCAGATCCATCAGAACCACTAGCAAAAGATTGTGTATCTGGTTTGATAGCTCCACCAAACGCTTTACCAGCTGCAGCACTACCTGCGTTGCTTAAGCCTGATGCGTGACCAGCCCACCACAAGTACTTAGACCTACGGTTGATAGCGTCAACGTAGTAATTAGTACTTCCGTCTTCGTTTTTCGCATCGCTAGCTTTTGAAACTGCATCGAATACTTCAAGGACTTGGCCCTTGACGTTGGTCCAATCACCACCTTCATCAACTACTACTACGTGCATTTGATCGTTAGTACCGCCGCGAGTAGATGCCCAAGCTGATGTACCTGGTGATCTAGTTACAAAATTATAAAACTCCCACTGACGAGTTGGAGCAGCGACACCATTGACTGTGTTACCAGTGTAGCTGGCTGTCAATACTGCAGACTTACCACCTGTAGCTACTGAATGAATAGTGAATACGTCGTTATCTGGACCAAGCAAGACTCGATCGCCTTTGGTAAGTTTGGTCTCTTGGTTAGCAGAGAAAGTAATACCATTGTTACCGTTTACTACAGTACAAGTACCGGTAAGCGTAGATTCAAAAGCTGTGTTACTTGCGCAAATAGAAAACTTGAGCGAGTTACCCAAGGCTCCTGGGAATCGAGCAACAAATTGACCACCGCCGCTAATACCAGCGGAGTAGTTGTTATCGTAATCTTCTTCGCTTTTTACCAGGATGGTAGCAGCGTTAGCATTAGCATTAACAAGACCCGTATTATTAATACGTACCAAGTGTAACGTGTCTGCATATGCAAGAAAGTTAGCAGCGACAAAAAAGTCTTTAAAGTACGTACCATTGGGCTTCTGAAAAGTTGATACGAGATCGCTTTCGTTACTTAAAAGCACTCGCTCTTCAACAGGACCCCAACGAAACTGACCAGCAAAAGCGCCAGCAGTCGTTTGTACTGCAGGAACAATAGCAGTAAGATCGATCTCACTTACATTGACTCCTGGAGAAATCTGGAAGGCCATTTTGTTCTCCTCGTGGGTTTATTATCTTTGTATATTTATAAAATTAAAAGTCTACAGTGTCCTCTACTTGATAACTGTATCCAAGAGGACCAACCTGATCATTTAAAAAATTCTCATCATGACCATCATTAACGATTCCGAAAGGTAGGACGTCATCTTCTATCATTTTTTGATTTTCAATATACAATCTACTTCTCACATCATTGTCTGTAAGCTCAATGAAGAACTCTTGCCTCACTAACCACGCAAACAATACTGCACACATTACCAAATCGTCGTGGTGACCTTCCTCAGCCTCGTAGCTGTTTCTTTTATTTATAAAAACGCTCAACTCTTGTAATAGGTCGTAATCGTTTAGAATAACTTTATCATTCTCTACGATATCTTTTAAATTAGAGCAACCAACGCGCTTGACAGTTTTAGTTGTTTTAACACCTAGCTGTACTCGATGAGCGAATCCTCCTCCTACTTTTTGACCTCCTCTACCCTTTACACTAGTCGTAAGAACATTGTCGTATTCAAGATCCTGTTGTATAATGTTTGCAACAGTCTCACCCAGATCGTTTAACTCTATAAGCAGAAACGCATCATTAAATCTCTTAGCTGCATTTACAATCACATCAGGATAAAACATTGGTGATATTTCTTTTGACCGATACTTACCTACGACCTTGTAAGGAATATCGGTTGCATCAAAAACAACAAACGCACTATAATCTAGTCCTACTCCTCTAGCCGAATCAACAGTTATTACATACAGATGATCAGGTTTTGGTTTTTCGTAAATATCAAAACCGTTAAAGTTTTTTATTGGATTAACAAATGGAATCTGAGCAAGTTTTCTTCCGTTGATAAGGGTCGATGTACTTCCAAGAAACTCACATTCAAACTCTTGTCTAAACTGTTCTTCGCTAGTATTTTTAATTGTCTCCTGCTTCCATAATTCATCTCGGCCAGGCACATCTGACCAATGTACCTCTTGTCTTATATAATCATTGTTTCCTTCCTCACTGTCAACCCATAATTTGTAGAACAAATTCATACCATTTGGAGTAGAGGTAATAAGAACTTTAGTAGACTCACCAGAAGAGACTGTAGGGAATACGGATGCAAAAAACTCTTCTTGAAGATTATTTGGTACAAATGCGAACTCATCAAGATAAATTAAGTTTTGAGAAGTACCTCGTATAGCGCTAGAGGATGTAGCTGAAGCAAGTATCTCGCTTCCATTTTCAAGTTCAATGTTACCTTTGTTCCATTCTTTAACACCTTGTTGTAACCATTTAGGAAGGTGCTCATAGGCTGTTTGTATACGACCAAGAATTTCTCTAGCTTGAGCTAACTTGTTAGCGAGGATGGCTACACTGTATTGATCGTTAAACAATACCTGCCATAGGATATAAGCTGCAACTGTAGTTGTCTTACCAACCTGTCTTGGAAGTTTACAAATAACAAAGCGATTGTTTTCAAACTTACCAACCATTTCTTGTTGAAAGGGCCATAGGTCAAAGTTAACAAGACCATAATCAACATGAACTATTTTTACGTAGTTTTTTATGAAGTGAATAGGATCACGTGAGCATTTAATATATTCTTTAACTTGTTGCTCTGTATACTCAACAGGTACACCTACTCTCTTTAAGTTTTGATTTCCAAGATAAGTTTCTGACGGCATAGCAGTTGACTTTTTTACAAATTACTTGATAATGAGCGGTGTGGCCGCGTTAAGAAGTATCTTTTAGATTATCTTTAAGCATGTTCTGTAGCTCGGCGGTAGACCCAACAAAAAGAGCATTTGTAACATTATTAGGTCCTTGCTGGACATCGTCCGTCTTTAGTTTCTTGACTTTTGATTGAATGTCTAATAAATCTTTGTTAGCGTCAGTAAGAGTCTTCATTAACGATGCTACTACCTCAAATGCTCTTGGATGTTCGCTCGACTTGGCTATCTCCACGAGTTCGTTTAATGCATGAGATCCGTTTTCAATTATTTCGTACAAGTTCTCTCTTGCGTACTTATAATCAGTTTCAATATCTCTAGATTGACTATCTTGGCTAACAACTGCTGGTTGGTTCTGTTTTGAATCAGCCTTTTTACTTACAATTGACTGACTGTCCGCGGGTAGATCAAATAAGTTGTCAAGATTTTTTTCTAGCTTAGTTTTATCAGGCATCTATCTGCTCCAGAACCATTTGAGCGATGTCTATACACTCTTGGTTATTAAAGTTCATTATACCCTTATTTAACCTTTCAGCTTTTTGCGCGGCTCCGTAACCTATTCTCATAGGATGGTATGTAGGTTTAAAATCTGGTTTTCTAAAGAACTTGAATCGTTCGTAATCAGGATAACTTACATTGTTTTCAACAGTAGTACCCATTAGTACTGTAGCTGGTTTTTCAAATGATCTTGCAATATGTTGACCGAGGCTGTCGCATCCTATAAATGCATCACATGAATTAATAAGTGACATATAAGTTCGAATGGTCGGATTTAAATTAAAAATATTGTAACTGTAGACATCATTTGGTAAATAAAAGTCTGGCAAACCCATATAAAGTACCGCTGCTTCACTGCCTATAAGTTTTGATATCTTTAAAAATGTTTCAGTAGATATTCCTCTTCCTGAGATATCTACTATCTCTCCTCCTACCATTTGTGATGTACTTCCATAAGGCTGGAATACTACTAATTTCTTTTTAGACGATTCTTTCTTAATATTGTTTGTCAAATGAATCCCGTTATACAATTCAAATTCAGACAAAAACAATGAACCGCAGCTAACATCCGAATGATCGTCAGTATTGTTAATAAGTTTGTCAAAACTTTGTACTAGATTTTTCTTGCCTGTATAGAAATCAGGATCAAGATATGGCTCTGGTTGTAAAGGATA